AAACATTTTGACTTTGGGTTTCTACGAGGGGGGAAGAGCGAATCCCACCCAAACTTTACAATTCCAAATCTGGGTACCCAAAACCCCCTATTTTAAGAACATTAGAACATTCCTTATATATCAATGACTTACAGACCCACCTGTTAGAACAAATTAGGAACATTACAGTACAAATCAGTACAAATTAAAACATCCCACTATTTGGTACGAAACTACACTAAACTACGCCATTTGACATTTAACTTCTTATATGTTACAATAGGTGACGTTTTCCAAATTTAATTTTTTGGAAAGTCAAAGAAGTTAGTACGTACGTACAAGGTAGGAGGCAGACGATGCCACGTAGATACAAGATGCTCCGCAAGGTCAGGCGTGCGCCTAGACCCTTTACTCCGATGGTGCATACGCCAACGGCAGGATTGCTTGCGAGTGCGGAACACCGAGTGACTTACCCAAGCCACGAGGTTGCAGCTAAGAAGTTTGTACATACGTACAAGAAACCAACTGGGCATACCACTGGGAAGTTCACAGTGGCTATCGCCTACAACAAGGGTGCGTATCAGGTCATACCTGATGCAGACATCCAACACATAGGAAAGTAGATATGGAATTCAAAGATCTTATAACTGAGGAGCCAGCAATGGACAAAGTAGTAGAGATGCAAAGCATCAACAAGGAGCGTACCGAGCAAGAGATCATTAACGATCTCAAAGAGCTTGCGCGTGTGGAAGGTGAGTTGGTAAGTGATGGGCCTATAGATTTCCCAACCTTTAACGTGGCGGCAGACTACTGCATAAACGAGGGGGTTAAAGAAGTTAGTACGTCCGTACAAGAAGACGCAACCACAGGTGTGCAGAACACAGTAGTAGGTTCGGATGAAGGTCTTGGGTGGTTAGAGACTGTGTTTCACGGTGGTGAAGATTCAACACCTATAACGGGTGACGCACATCTGCAAGAAGCCATGTACCCAGAGCCAGAGATCGAGCGGATCACAGGTGCGACAGTACAAAGTTCTGCGTCAAAGGTATCGTTTACGTGCGGGGTGTGGACAGCAGCAGTAACAGACAAACGTGCTACCCAGCAGGTAGAACACGCCAACAACAAGAGCAACGTAGGTAAGTTCAAGAAAGAGCTGCTTGTGAAGTTTCAGCCAGTCAAAGACCTTAACTACTTAGGTGGTCTAGGGCGCACCACTCACTACGGGCTAACGTATCCGTTCGGTAAGAGCGGGGAATACGTCGTGCCTACTAGAGATCTGCCTAAGTACGTGAAAGAAATCAGCGGCATAGTGCATAGGTTCGATGCTGCCAAGGACAGTATAACCGAAAGTAGTTATGACGATGCGCTTATTGATGAGCAGCTAAGGCTTGGCCCGTTGTACAACGCGGACGACTACCCGACGTTTGAAGATCTTAAAGATAAGTACCACATGAGTTGGTGCTTGTACCCCGTACCTGACAGCTTTGTCACTAACTTGGAGGCATCACAAGCCGAAGAGATCAATGACTACTATCAGCAGCAGCACGCCGAGCGTATGGAGAAGTTCAGCAACGCGGTGTTTGCCGAGTCATTGAAGCACATTAAGAAGTTACGTGACTCACTCGACTACTCAGGTGAGAGCAAGAAGTCCAACCCTGATTACAAGGTGTTCAAAGAAAGTACGTACGCACACGTAGAGGACACGATCAGGGTATTGGAGCGATTCAATTTTGGTGGCGATGCACGTATGCAAGCTGCCCATAAGATCTTACGGGATGCCTTCGTAGGTAAGTCCGTTGAGATGCTAAAGCACAGCGAGGGTCTACGCGAAGAAGCGAAGAAGTCCTTGGATGATGCAATAGCAGCACTACCGTCACTAGACATTTAATAAATAAATAAACAAGTAAGGAAATATTATGAACGCAGCACATTCAATGTACGCACTTGGCCTAGACGAAACAGCAGACCTTATCGGTACTGTGGGTCACTTACGATCAGTTATCGTGGAAGGTCACATCGGTACGGGTAAGACATCCATTGAGAAGTTACTAATGGAGAAGTTCCCCGACTACACAATGGTGCGGTTCGACTGCACCAACAAAGGGCTAGGTGATTTGTTCCTGCCTAACATGGCTGACCTAAACGGTGCACCTTATGTACGGTTCGTACCTAATGAAGAGCTAGGTGTGCATCTTGACAAGCCCATCATCCTAAACTTCGATGAGATCGGTAAGGCTGACAAGTCAGTCATCAAAGGCGTACGACGGGTACTACTTGAGCGTATGGTTGGTACTCAGAAGTTACACCCAGACTCTATCGTGTTTGCCACTACTAACTTAGGGCTAGAAGGTCTAGGTGATTTGCTCCCAGCGCATACGCGCAACGCGGTGACTATCGTACAGACACGTAAGCCATCAAAGATGGAGGCTATAGCATACGGGCTGAAGCATAACTTTGATCCGATTCTATTGGGGTGGTACAGCCAAGAGCCTAAGTTGTGGCAGACATTCGACGAAGTAGCGAACCCAACAGAGAACATGTTCATCTTTCACCCGCAGGATAAGGCGCGTACATCGTTCTTTACCCCACGGTCAGGTGAGGCAGCGTCTGACTACTTAAAGCTACGCGACAAGTTGAGCGACAACCAACTATATGCAGCGTTGATCGGTACGATTGGTGCACACGCCGCACAAGATTTGATGGCGTTTGTTCAGTTGTTCGACCAGCTACCGTCACTAGAATCTATTAAGAACGACCCACACGGTGCGATTGTACCTACCAGCGCCAGCGCGATATGTATGGTTGTATATAAGGTCTTAGGTAGTTTGGACAGACAGCTACTCAATTCGTGGATGACATACAGCAAACGAATAAGTGAGGAGGCACGAGCTATGTTCGTGCAGTCAGCTATGCACCCAGAGTACCCACACTTGGATATGGTTACGCAGAACGCAGACATAACGCAGTACGCGATAGCCAACAACTACATGTACCAAGCAGACAAGGTTTAAGGAGATAACATGTTAGGACTAGGAACAGAGTTGACCGCAGAGCAGCGGTTGACCAAGAACGTGGTTAAGATAATGAACGCGCCTCGCTATCGTGCCTTAGCGGGTATCGTAATGATTGGCGAACGTAGTGTGTCCGATGATATACCCACAGCGTGTACCAATGGGCGCGATGAGTGGTACGGGCGTACATGGATTGAAGAGCATACCGACGCAGAAGTACGGTTCGGTATTGTTCACGAGTGCGGTCACAAGATGTACAAGCACAATAAGTTGTTAAGGCATCTGTGGGACAAGGATGCACAGTGCGCGAACATGGCTGCTGACTACATCATCAATCTGGAGATCGTAGACGAGAACCCCGATGGGTTCTGCAAGATGCCCGAAGGTTGCCTGTACGACGAGCAGTACCGAGGTATGGATACTACTAAGGTCTTCTGGCTACTGTACGACGCACAAGAAGATGACGGCGAAGACGATGGCGATGATGACGGTGAAGGTGGCAGTGGGCAAAGCGGTAGTGGCAGCGGCAAGCCAAGCTCCCCTGTTTGGGACGAACACCAGTGGGATAAGGATCTTCTCTCAGAAGAAGAGACTAAGGACTTAGACCGTGAGATCGACCAAGCGATACGCCAAGGCGCGATGGCGGCAGGTAAGATGGGTGCCGATGGTGGAGCACGTAATCTCGACGAGCTACTACAGCCCCAAGTTGATTGGCGGTCAGTGATGCAGGAGTTTGTACAAGACTCTTATGCTGGCAACGACTACGCCACGTACGACAAGCCCAACCGTAGGTTCATTGCTTCGGGTATCTATATGCCAAGCGGTGTGTCAGATCAGATGGGTGAGTTGGTCAACGCCAATGATATGTCGGCATCAGTGGGTGACAAGGAAGTTCAGATAATCAAATCCGAATTGGTTGATATGGCGGTAGCCGTTAGCCCTGAGAAGTTACACGTACTGTACTGGGACACAGAAGTTATGCGTCACGAAGAGTACAAGCAGGATGAGCTTGAGGACTTAGAGCATCAGACCAAGCCCCACTACGGTGGTGGTACGGACGTAAGATGTGTACCTACGTACATAGAAAACAAAGACATCCACGCTCAGTGTGCGGTGGTGATAACCGATGGCGATCTCTACTGCGGCTGGGGTGAATGGGACTGTCCAGTGCTGTGGGTAATCATCGACAACAAGAACGCAACACCTGACTGCGGCACAGTGCTGCACGTTACATCATCACAACTAAGATCTTAGGAGTTAGATATGTTCAGACCGAATTCATTTGAGGCAGTTGAACGCCTCTACGAAAGCATCAGGCCGGTGGTCAGTAAGAACCACACCATTGGTGATGACATTAGACCTATTAGTTCGAGACGTAAGAAGCACGAACGTGTAGAGAAGTTAACCAATAACTGCTACGCGCTGATGGAAGGCTACGGCAGGGGTGATGCAGTGTTTGGTTTCGGGAACGGAGAAAGCCCAACGGTAGATGAGACGCAAGAGCTATCCACTATTGTGTGGGAGCGGCACCCCGATAGGCTAGACAAGTTCGGCAGCCCTGTTGAGACGATCAAGCTACGGCATGGCACTGTGGGGTCTATACCTATGGCTAAGTATAAGTTCTTACGTCAATGGCTGCCTGAGTCACTACCCCTGCGTACCGAAGGAGGTAAGCATTGGGTAGGTGGGCAGTTCTTTCCGCAGACTAGGTACGTAGGTGGTACGTGGTACACGTATCTAAAGAGCACGCCGAGCGGGTACGACATTATAGAGCACTACGGGTTTACTGATGAGGATGACGGTAAGTTCTTACTGTTTGAGCGCAGCTACGATGCTTGGGCAGATCATCAATTCGTGTACGTAGGTACAGAGTTTAAGCCACCCAAGGTAACTAGCTCAGTGGATAAAGATCTTAAAGCAGAGCTTAAACCACACTACGAAAAGCTATGGGAGTTTGCGTGCGCTATGGCTCCACTACTACCAACAGGTGAATGGCAGTTCCGTAAGGCTATGGCGGTTAAGCGTAATGACAGTGGGTTGTCCGTTATGTGGAGACACTACGACCACAAAAAAATCATAGATGCTATACGCAGTGAGAACGTGGAGCTACGCACCGCACTAATCACAGACTTCTTAACGAATGGCGGTAGGTTTATGAAGACTATGAGAACCAAAGAAGATCTTAAAGCAGCACGTATGGCATTCAATCACTGGATCAACAAAGCGTGTGGCCTAGTAACTAAAACTAAAACAGAACAGTAGGAAATAAATATGAACTATATAAACCCTTTTAACTCATCAAAAGCGCAAGACGATATACCTGACTACCTTTATCCTGTATCAGGTATGTCAGATGTACGCGAACGTCTAAGCCAAGCAGTACTTGATGGTCAACCTAGAGATTGGTACAGCGAAACAGAGCATCGACTAGTAGAGATGATGCGTGCGCTTAAACAAGTTTGGCCTGATGTAACTTTCAAGCATTGGACTAGCATGAGTAAGGTATGGCTATGTTTTCCAGACGAGTTGTACCCTCGCGGCTGGGTAGGCTGGGGCAACCACGATAATTCCGAAGCAGCGGCTAGGTATATGGTCAGTAGTCTGGCGGTGCAGCAGTATAGATACAAAGAGTCACAATATAAAAGGCACGTCGTACTGACCACGGTAAGAGATAAGTTCGTTAAGTTAGCCAAGGAATTTATGCAACCTATAACTTCTCAATTGGTAGCTGTCAGGGCTGACGGTAATATGCGTACGCAGTACAGGATCGTCAAAAGAGCGAAGTACAACACTGTGTCGAATGCGTTCAAAGCAGTGACAGGTGTTTCTGATATAGGTGCGTCGTACAGAGGGGATGTAGAGCCTGACGTGATTAAGTTCATTAACAAGCTCAAAGAAGATATACCTTTGGATAAAACGAACGCGGAGTATACCGCGCTGTTCGACAGCTTTGCTGATTGGAGCGCGACTACAAAACACGAGCGGAAGTACATCACATTACTTTGGACGGACGCACAAAGAATTAAGGTGTTAGATCTAGGCGTACTAGGTGTTAACGAAAAAGCACTCAAACAATTCGCGCAGGGTATGGGTGTTCGTGAAACTACCTACCCAGACTTCAACGCACTGCCCGAAGAGTACAAGGGTAAGGTGTCCATGCTACACATAGCAAAAGAAGATACGTTCGTACCTAATGTGGGCTGGCGTAAGGGGGAGGTGTACTGTGTACAGAATTGATGGTCTAGCAGGGCATGATACAATCTACCGAATAACGGTACACGATGCGCCCATACAGTACCAAGTACAATGTATTGGCACAGAATGTGTTGACAGGGGTGGAGCAGGTGAGTATTCTTCACTACAAGAGATGCCGAAATGGATGCAAGGTAAGCTGGCTCTACTTTACATGGTAGACCCACTGGATACTCAGGGGGTAACAAACTGGCCTTCCACGGTACATCAGACGCGAGAAGGGTTCCCGCGTTTAGATAGAGATAATTCTTTACAGATAAAAGGCATAGGCAGTAGACAAAGTGTCGATACCTTCTGGGTCATAGAATAGTAGAATTTGGAAGTGAGCTATGAATGTCGGGGGAGCGGTGGCCTCCGACCTCCTACACTGGGTACGTCAATGGCCCAGTCGAAAGAACGGATAAGATGAAGTGCTGGCTCACGCCCTTAGTTTTGTGGGGGTCATAACGGCGAATCTTATCAACCACCGCACTCAGGGGCTTAGGTAACAATTTTTAGGAGATACGAAAATGCGTAACAAGGATAACGAGACACCATTGGATGCTGCAAGGGCAAGAATCCTGACTAACCTCTGGGCTAGGGGTCAGTGGGGTGACAATCAAAAAGGTAGCGGAGAGGACACCGACAGCTTTGACCTAGAAGTGCAGAAGCACTACGCCAAGATCCACAACCAGTTAGCCGATAAGTGGGGTTTTGACCCGATAGACTTTGAGGTGCTGCACATAAGACCGCTGGCTGACTTGCTTGAAGAGACAGCGTAACAATTCCAACTAACTAATTAGGGCTAAACCTTGTGCGTTCGTACAAGGTTTGAAGCCAGCTCCCACAAAAGGAAACGGTATGGCGAAGATGACACTAGAGATGGAAGTAGACGAAGACACCATGCAAGAAGTTTTAGATAGCATAAAGTCAATATCTTCACTGACCCGCGCTACGGATGACCTGTGCCAAGACTTTACTTACCTTAGTAAAGCGATAGAGACAAACCAGCGTGAAATAAAGAAGTTAACCACAAGCGTAACTAAACTTTTGAAGGAGACCAAGAATGGCAATGACACCGGAAGCCAAGGTAAAAGCGGTGGTAAAGAGTCAGCTTAAAGGCTTAGGCGCGTACTTCTTTTTCCCCGCTACGGGTGGGTATGGTAGGAGCGGCGTACCAGATATTGTCGGGTGTTACCAAGGAGAATTCTTCGGTATTGAATGCAAGGCAGGTAAGGGTACGACAACGCCCTTACAGAAAAAGAACTTAGAGGACATAGACACCGCTGGTGGCTTGGCCTTAGTAGTGAACGAAGAGAACATGCACGATGTGAGTGGTCTGTTAATAGATAGGCGACTCAGTACCAGTGCGGTGAACAGCTAAACGGAAAGGAGAACCAAATGGCTAAACCCTCAGTGAAACGTGAGTTGGTGTGGAAGTACTTAGATGAGAATTGGCCCTTTGCTAAAAAGGATTCGATAGTCAGAGACACAGGCGTAAACGCAGCTTTTGCCTATAAGTTGTTACGTGAGTACGAGTTAATACAAAAAAGCCTAGGGAATGTACATTCCAGCGGTAGGACAGAGGCGAAACCAGCTCCCACGGCCCTACAAAAACAACGAATTAGTGTCGCGCCTAATGTGAGCGATGGTAGCACTGCTAGCTACTACGAATTGCCCGACGGTGCGGCTGAATTGCAAGACCTTATATCCCACAAGAACATGAACGCACAGATTGGTGAGATCTTCCGAGCGGCGTACCGCTACGGCGAGTCAAGCCACAGCAATGAGCTACGTGATGCCAAGAAGATTAAGTTCTATGTTGATGCTGAGATCAAGCGACTAGGGGGTTGATATGCCGAAGTTTGAAGTTATGTACCACACCCTAATTGAAACTTGTGTGCTGATTGAAGCCAAGAACGAAGAGCAAGCTAGATTCGCTGCCGAAGATGGTGAAGGGATAATTCTACGTATACCGCAGGAGTTGTTCGTTGAGATTAAGAAGGTCAAGCAGCGGGAGCCTGAAAATGGGTAAGGCGCTTGAGGAGTTAGTGATTGAGAAAGGGGTACTGCTGTTCGATAAGCAGTACAACAACCAAGGCGTATATGAGATTACGTTAACTAAGATGGATCTTGGTGATTCGTTTGTAGTGGTTGACCCAGACGGATACAGGGTACGTGCATTTCGTTCGGTAGCTAAACGTAAAGGTTGGAACATCGCCAGCCGTAAGTTAGATAGTGAGGGTAATTACCGTATCTGGTTAACAGAGAAGGACGGTAAGACGTGGATTTAATAACGCTAGACTTTGAAACGTACTACGATAAAGACTTCTCACTTACTAAAATGACTACTGAATCCTACGTACGTGACTCTCGTTTTGAGGTGATAGGCGTAGGTGTAAAGGTAAACAACGGCCCTACGGAGTGGGCATCAGGAACGCATGAAGAACTTAAAGGGTATCTACAAGGATTCGATTGGGCCAACAGTATGTTATTGGCTCACAACACTGTGTTCGACGGGGCTATATTGTCTTGGTTATACAATATTCGGCCTCGCGTTTGGGCTGATACTCTGTGTATTGCCCGTGCTGTACATGGGGTGGAGGTTGGTGGAAGTCTCAAAGTACTTGCAGAACGATACAACATTGGTGAGAAAGGAGATGAGGTAGTTAACGCATTAGCGAAACGCCGCGAAGACTTTACTGAAGAAGAATTAGATAAGTACGGTGACTACTGTGTAAACGATGTGGAGTTAACCTATAAGTTGTTTGCGCTAATGAGCAAGCACTTCCCACGACACGAGTTGAAAGTCATAGATGTGACCCTGCGTATGTTCTTAGAGCCTATACTAGACTTAGATCTTGGACTGCTAGAGCAGCACTTAGAAGACATACGTGACCGTAAGGACAGACTACTAATCGAAGCGGGAGTAGATAAGTCAGACCTTATGAGTAACGACAAGTTCGCTGAACTGTTACGCGGTCAGGGAGTAATACCCCCTACGAAGATAAGCCTCACTACGGAAAAAGAGACATATGCGTTTGCCAAGACCGACGTAGAGTTCAAAGCATTAGCGGAACACCACAACGCTAATGTACAAGCATTAGTAGCAGCTAGGCTGGGTAACAAGAGCACGTTGGAAGAGACCCGTACGCAGCGGTTCATAGATATATCCAAACGTGGATTACTGCCTGTACCTGTTAAGTATTATGCAGCGCACACGGGTAGGTGGGGCGGTTCCGATAAAATTAACTTACAAAACCTACCGAGTCGTGGGGCTGACGGTAAAGTATTGAAGAAGAGCATCATCGCGCCAGAAGGCTACACCCTAATCGACTGCGATTCCTCTCAGATAGAGGCTAGGGTATTAGCGTGGTGGGCTGGGCAGGATGACCTGATAGAAGCGTTTGCTAATAAAGAAGATGTTTACATCAAGATGGCAGCGCGTATCTATAACATCCCAGAAGACCAAGTAACTAAAGACCAGCGGTTTGTAGGTAAGACCACTATCTTAGGTTGTGGCTATGGTATGGGGGCAGACAGGTTCAAAGATCAGCTAAAGAACTTTGGTGTAGAGGTAAGCCGTGATGAGTCTGCGCGTATCATACGTATCTACCGTGATGCCAACGGCGAGATAACCAAGCTGTGGAGAGATGCGGGGCGTTTGATTCAGGAACTCTCTAACAAGAACTCAGTGATGATAGGGGTGCCACCAGTGGTAGAGCCAATAGCTTTATTACAAGCGATACAACTACCATCTAACTTATTAATGCGTTACGCCGACCTAAAGGTTGGTAAGTCAGAAGAAGATGGGCGTGCGGAGTTTACGTACAAGAGTAGAAGAAGCCGAACCCGTATCTACGGTGGGAAGCTAGTAGAGAACGTCTGCCAAGCAGTTGCGAGATGTATAATTGCCGAGCAGATGGTACACATAGCCAAGTATTACCGTGTAGTTATGACCGTACATGACTCTATTGTGTGCTGCGTTAAGGACAAAGAAGTTAAAGACGCGCAAGAGTACATAGAGAGTTGTATGCGGTGGGTTCCAGCTTGGGCAAAAGGAATGCCGCTTGATTGTGAAAGCGGAGTAGCAAAATCATATGGAGAATGTGAAGCATGAAAAATGTATTAAGGACGATAAAAGATCAAGATACTTTAGAATTGAATGATGAGAAGTTAGCACCGGAACCTAAACAGAAAGGGAGTAGGTCTTTCTACTTGTACGACATAGTACGTAGTTTAGGAGGCACCACTACCTTAAACGATATATGGAAACTAATACCCGCTAGTGACTTAGCTATACCAAAAAAGAAGCAAGAACTACGGGATTGGATAAGTTCAAGTTGTGTAAGCAAAGGCTACATACATAAGGTATCTATGGATGTGTACCGCATAACAACCTTACAAGAGTACGAGCGTATAATAGCTAGAAATAGAGCAACGGCTAGGAAGTACTCCGTTAGGGTAAAGGCTAAGGAACTACGTGCCGCTAGACAGGAAGCCAAGAAACAGGAGCGTGCAACACAAACTACCCTAGAAGCAGAAGCTAAGGACACCATGTTAAAGCAAGCCGCATGGAAAGCAGCCAAGGAAAAAGCGCGGGAAGAGTTGTCCGTGGGGATAGAGAGCGTTATGCCACCTCGCGCACCGACACCGACTAAGCCCGTAGGTAGGCCAGTTGTTAAGCAGCCAGAACCTAAGCAGCCAGAGCCTAGTAGGTCGTTTGCTAACCAGTATTTAGGGTCGCTGTTGGGTACGTCAGTTGCTATCGTATTGTTCTACGTGATCGTGCGGGTAATATAATGAGTAAAGTTCAAAACGGGCCGCTACTAAACTATAAAGACATGTACAAGATTTCGAGAATGCGTGTTTTGGGGCATACTTGGAAAGACATTAAGGCAGCTATGCCGCATAAAAATATCTACGAAAAGTATGTGAGGTTAGCGTACATAATGAACCACGTAACTTCAAACGGGCAAGACTGCACCGAGTGCGGGGCTAAAAGAGATATAAGTACTTATACTTATAAGGGTACGGATGAGGAGGAGGCCCGATACCTACGTGCGGAACGGTTTGAAGAACTTGAAGATTTTAAAGAGTTTATGGCACGGCTAGAAGAAGAGGACTAATCATTGAGCATAGCCCCGTGGAGTTTTAGTAAGATCAAGGCGTTTCAGCAATGTCCTAAGCAGTTCTACCATGAAGAAGATACTCAAGCAGTATCCGTTCAAGGAGTCTGAGGCTACGTTGTATGGGACAGCCTTCCACGAAGCAGCGGAGATATACATCCGCGACGGTGGTGAGCTAGACCCACGGTTCAGTTATGCACAGGGTATGCTGGACGCACTTAATGATAAGCAGGGTGAGAAGCTGTGCGAGATCAAGATGGGACTGACTGAGAACTTAGAGGCATGTAGCTTCTTTGATAGTAACGTGTGGTTCCGTGGTATAGCTGACTTAGTTATACTAGACAGAGAAAACAAGCTGGCTTGGGTGATAGACTACAAGACCGGCAAGTCTGCAAGGTACGCAGACAAGGGGCAGCTAGAGCTTATGGCTTTGGCTACCTTTAAGCACTACCCCGAAGTAGAGACTGTTCGGGCTGGACTGTTGTTTGTGGTGAGCGAGGATCTTGTTAAAGACCGATACACCATAGAAGATGAAAAGAAGTTATGGGCTAAGTGGCTGGGTAAATACAGCGACATGGACGTAGCCTTTAAGAACGACAAGTGGGTTCCTAACCCTAGCGGGTTGTGCAAGGCATGGTGCCCTGTACTAGAGTGCTCACATAACGGAAGAAACTAATGCCGTATAAGAACAAAGCAGATCGTAAGAAGCAGAAGAACCCACCAGTGGGTAGTCCAGCGCACGAAGCCCGTATGGAGAGACAACGTGCTAGGCGTGCTGTGGATAGGGCTGGTCGTGATGCTAATAACAACGGTAGGGCTGACAAGCGTGAGGGTAAAGATGTCAGCCACAACAAGATGTTAAGTAAGGGTGGCAGCAATGCAGATGGCTATAGAGTAGAAAGTAGCAGTGCCAACCGTAGTCGCAATGGTAAGAGACCAAAGCGTAGGACAGTTTAGTACGACCCATCCCCTCTCCTTTGGGTGTCCACCACGCGCCGTCCGTGGGTACGAAGACGGCATTATTTAGACCCACAGGTATGTGCATCGTACCTGTAACGGCACGTTCCCGTCCGTGCGGTCGAAGGCGGGGCTAATTTAGTTTGCGTGTTGGGGGAGACCCCCTTCACGCCTTTTTGCATGGGAGCAATAATGAAAATAGAAGAATTAAATATAGATATTCGTGTTAGAAATGGTCTCTGGTCAGAGGGTATTTACGATGTAGAAGACCTAAGCCTTTGGACAGCTAAGGATTTAGCAACTATTCCTAACTTCGGGTGGAAATCTCTTATAATCTTAATAGACGCTTTAGCCAAGGAGAATCTTTGTTTTATAGGAAGCGGTGTTAAATGCAGATAGTAGATAACAGAGCAGTATTACTCAAACTTAGGAACCCAGCGAAGGTGACGCAGATCATTCCTAAGAGTAAAGAGTTGTCTGGCAACAGAGTGGTAGTTAATTGGGGCGTAGAAGAAGCCCGTGTGTTAAAGAACTTAAATATAAACATACCTTCCCCGATACGTTCTAGGTACGAGTGGACAGGTAAGTACGAACCTATGAAGCACCAGAGAACAACTTCTGAGTTCTTTACGTTGCACAAACGCGGGTTCTGCTTTAACGAGCAGGGTACGGGCAAGACCGCCAGTGCTATATGGTCTGCGGACTACCTGCTGAACGAGGGCCACATCAACCGTGTATTAGTGATATGCCCTTTGTCTATCATGCACTCGGCGTGGGTAGACGATCTGTTTACATTCGCCATGCACCGTACAGTAGATGTTGCTTATGGCCCCGCCCCCAAGCGTAGGGAGATCATAGAACGTGGAGCAGAGTTCGTGGTCATTAACTACGACGGTGTAGAGATAGTAGCTGACACCATAGCCAACGGTGGGTTTGATCTAATTATTGTAGATGAAGCTACCCACTACAAGAACCCACAGACGAAGCGGTGGAAGACCCTTAACAAGTTATTAAATTCAGATACGTGGCTGTGGATGATGACCGGCACACCAGCAGCGCAAAGTCCGTTGGATGCCTATGGTCTGGCTAAACTTGTTAACCCTAATTCAGTGCCACGGTTCTTCAGTGCGTTCAGAGATCAAGTCATGTACAAGGTGACTAACTTCAAGTGGGCGCAGAAAGATACGGCAACCGATACCGTATATAACGCACTTCAACCTGCCATACGGTTCACCAAGGAAGAGTGCCTAGACCTACCAGACATGGTTTATGTAAAACGAGAAGTAGAACTTACTCGACAACAGACTAAGTACTACAAAGAACTTAAAAATAAAATGGTCATGCAAGCTGCGGGAGAACAGATAACTGCTGTAAACGCAGCGGTAGGTATGAACAAGCTGTTACAAATATCAGCCGGTGCTGTCTACACCGATGACGGAAGTTCTTTAGAGTTTGATATTAAGCACAGGTACAAGGTGCTGCGCGAGGTCATAGATGAATCGAGTAAGAAGGTACTTGTGTTCGTACCGTTCAGGCACGTTATAGACATACTATCTGAGAAGTTAACGGCTGATGGTATATCCACTAGCATAATTCGCGGTGATGTGTCGGGCGCAAGACGTACCGAAATCTTCAAACAGTTTCAGCAGACAGACACACCACAAGTTCTTGTCATACAACCGCAAGCCGCTGCCCACGGGGTTACGTTAACCGCTGCGAATACAGTGGTGTGGTGGGGGCCGACCAGTTCTTTAGAGACGTACGCACAAGCTAATGCCCGTGTTCACAGGAAGGGGCAAGACCATAAGTGTACGGTGGTACAGCTACAAGGTTCAGCGGTAGAGAAGCGAGTGTACTCACTATTAGATAATAGAATTGACGTACATACAAAAATGATTGATTTATACAACGAAATACTTGATTAAGTCATTACTTGCCACTATAGTATCTTATAAGGCATATGGAGAACCTAAATGACTGATACTGAGCAGAGTATGCTTACTAAGCTGACTGGAACATACATTAAAATCAGAGATAAGCGTAACGAAGTTAAAGCTGCTTTTGAGGAAGAGTATGAACGGTTGGGTGAACAGCAAGACCTTATAAAACAAAAACTTATGGATCACTGTAAAGAGCATGGGGTGGAGAGTGTAAAGACAGGCGCAGGTTTGTTTTACCGCACCACAAAAACTAAGTACTGGACGAACGACTGGGAGCAGATGCACCAGTTCATCGTTGAGGAAAACGTACCAGAGTTATTAGAACGCCGCGTTTCGCAGAAAGCTATAGCGCAGTACTTAGAAGAGAACCCAGATAAGTTACCTAAAGGGCTTAACAGTGTTACCGAATACACAATAAACGTGAGGAAAAAGTAGTGGAACTAGAACCATTAGTAGAAATAGAAGACGTAGCGAAGCACCTGCGGGTGTCCGTGTCTACGGTTCGGGCATGGCTAAGGCAGAACAAGATACCTAGTAACACATACGTGAAGATAGGTAAGACCTATAGGTTTAAGTTGTCAGCCGTAGATTCAGCCTTACTAAACTCTGCAACAGACAGAGCAGCCGATGCGGTGGACTTCGATACCATTGCTGATGTAATGTCTGAATTTGAGGATCAATAATGTCTGAAGGTACTTTTAGGCGTATCAGTATCAGAGGTGGAGAGTTCCGCAAAGTAATTAAAGGTGAAGAACACCTTATAGAGTCCGATAGCCTAAACGTAGTTATAGTCAATGCCGCAGGTGTAGGGCGTATGTTCTACAACAACGAGTATGGTAGCGGTAAGTCATCATCTCCCATCTGCTGGTCGTCTGATACTACTGTACCTGATCCAGAAGTCCCCGAAGATACTAGGCAGTCTGGGCGGTGCATGGACTGTACGCAGAATATAAAAGGTTCTGGCAATGGTAATGCCCGTGCCTGTAAGTTTTCTCAGCGGATAGCTGTCACTTTAGATGGCGCACCCAATGAGATTTACCAGATGCAGTTACCAGCAAATGCTTTGTTTGGTGACGCAACGCGAGGGTGGATGAGTATGCAAGACTATGCAAAACATCTTGCTAAACATGACACCTCCGTCATAACCGTAGTCACCAAGATACAATTTGAGGACGATGGTTATATCCCAAAACTTCGGTTTAGACCTGTAAGGGTACTCAAACCAGAAGAGCTAGAAGAAGCCGTGGAAATGAGCGAACACTCAGATACTGCACGGGCGTTGGCTATGTTACCCCCACCAAAGCGTTGGGATAACGAGTCGCCGTTTGGCGTGGTAGAAGGATTTGTTTACGACGCGACAATTTAATTAAGGAGAACTAAAAATGAGCGAAGTCTCAATGACCTACATGATAAGTGATGTAGAAGCGATGTACCCCAAGCTGAATAGAACCTACAAGTTTGATAATAAAGAGCAGCGTAGTGTTCCCTGCGAACCTTTGGATGACGGTTCGGAATACTCAGTAAATTTTCGTATGTCTCAGGATCAAGCTAAGAATCTGTTTAAGGCTATGTCTGCGGCTTATAAGGCCAAGAGAGAAGATAGCTGGCCTGAGAAGATTGAAATACCATTTAAGAAAGAAGAAGACGGTACATTTACCCACAAAGCCAAGCTAAAGGGTGCGTACGGTAAAGATGTTACTCGTGCTCCTATGCAGGTAGATTCTACAAATGTTAAGTTGGGTGGTGATTTCTTGTTGACCACAGGTAGCACCATTAACATCAGCATGGCTCTAAACCCCTATACTGGGTCTATGGGCACAGGCGTATCGCTACGTCTAAAGGCCGTGCAAGTTATCACTTATAAGCCTATGGAAAACACCTCTCCATTTGGTGTTGTCGAAGGCGGTTTTACCGCTGAAGCTGCCGAGGATGTAAGTCCGTTTGGAGAAGTTGCCACTACTGTAGCTCCCCCTGCCCCACCTGCTGCTGTAGCTGATGAGGATGATTGGGGTGATGATACCGCTGATACTGCGGTAGCCGAACCTAAGAAGGTTGTTAAGAAATCTACACCCGCCAAGGTCGAAAAAGAAGATCTGGCTGGTGTACTGGCGGATTGGGACGACTAACCGCTAACAACTTATTCCGTGGCTAGTACTTACGAAGAGGGTGTTTCGGCACCCCTGCCACGGTGCCTCTTGGTTTTGGATAAATAAGTATGGATACAAATACATTTTTGAGGAGGGCAGTTAGTGATGAGGGTCTCTACTGCATGTTTACTTCTCGTATGTCGGATCAACGTCGGGTTCAAAAATTTTATGATTCACTAGATGAATTAGCAACAGACGCAAAGCAATTTGATGGTGATGGGTACGATGTATACTTCGCCCTCGCTTCTTTTACTGAAAGTGGTTCTCGTAAAGTAGGTAACGCTAAACTTCTTAAAGCGTTCTTTTTAGATTTAGACTGTGGGCCAAGCAAAGATTTCGTAGACCAGAGAGCGGCTTTAGATGCGCTGCGTGCGTTCTGCTCGGTTACTAAGTTGCCCAAGCCTTATGTAGTTAACTCTGGGCGTGGGGTGCATACCTATTGGTTCTTGCAAGAAGCTGTCTCTAAAGATGACTGGGTTCCCGTTGCCGAACAGTTAAAGAAGTTATGTAGAGAGCACGGGTTTTTAGCTGACCCTGCGGTAACAGCAGATGCGGCTAGGGTGTTACGTGTAGTAGGTACTCACAATCACAAGTCATCTCCCCCATCACCAGTACTAGGTATAGGGGTCAACCCACCTCCAGCGGTAGACTTTGATGAGTTTGCCAAGCTGTTGGGTATGGACGAGATACCAGTTCCTAAGAAATATACCCCTGCTCCAGCAAGTGCAATGATGCGTGCGCTGATGGGCAACACCAATACTTCGTTTAAAGAGATTCTAAACAAGACTAGCCAAGGCAAAGGGTGTGAGCAGATTAAACTTATCTACACGGATAGGGACAATTGTTCTGAGCCTTTGTGGAGAGCGGGGCTGTCTATAGCTAAGTTCTGCACCGATGCTGACAAGGCAATGCACAAACTATCTGACGGACATGAAGGTTATTCGGCAGGGGCTACTACTGAAAAAGCTGCTCTGATAAAAGGCCCGTACCTATGTAACAAGTTTGACGAGTTTAACCCTGACGTATGCAAAAACTGTATGCACTGGGGGAAGATAAAGTCCCCTATAACACTAGGCAACACTATTATAGAGGCCACTGCGGAAGACAATGTGGTCGAATCTCACTCCGCTACGTTGGCTAATGCACCAGTGCAGAGCTACATAGTACCTACATACCCCAACCCATATTTTAGGGGGGCTAGTGGCGGGGTGTACGTACGGTCATCCAATGCCGATGGTGACATTGATGAGAAGATCATCTACCACAATGATCTATATGTAGTTAAACGGGTACGTGATGCAGAGATAGGTGAAGCTATAGTTATGCGATTACATCTACCCAAAGACGGGGTGAGTGAGTTCACCGTACCTTTAACCGCAGTTACTTCCCGCGAAGAGTTCCGCAAGCACATGTCTATGCGGGGGGTCGCTGTAAGCAAGATGGATGAAATAATGCAATACACGACAACTTGGGTTAACGAATTACAGGCTACTGTAGTAGCTGATGAAGCCCACCGTCAGTTTGGTTGGACGAGCGACAAGATGGAGTCGTTCATAGTAGGTAATCAAGAGGTGTTTGGAGATCGTATATCGTTTAACCCTCCAGCCTCTACTACAGTTGCTATGTTCCCCGCCTTTGACCCAAAAGGTACGTTAGACGCTTGGGTAGAAATGGCTGACTTCTTAAACGTAGATGGGCAGGAAGCGTATCAGTATATTATGGGGGCATCTTTTGGGTCTGTGCTGATGGAGCTTATGCCCGTAGCATGTTCTGCGTTTCACATTCATAGTAAAGATTCCGGTCTAGGTAAGACCACTGCATTAGAAGCAGCCCTTACTCCTTGGGGCGACCCGTCAGAGTTGTTACTGGGTAAAGAAGACACCTACAACACCAAGATGAATAGGGGTGAGGTCTACCACAGCATACCGTTGTTCCTAGACGAGCTTACTAACCTATCCCCTAAAGAACTTAGTAACTTAGCGTACCAGTATGTGAGTGGTAGGCAGCGTAGACGACTGACAGGTAGTGCAAACGTAGAGCGTTATAACGGATCAGCTTGGAGCTTCACTTCTGTATCTACTGGTAACGTCAGCCTTATTGAGAAGATAGGGTTATACAAGCAAGCACCGAAAGCAGAGGCACAGCGGATACTAGAGTATAAGGTAGACCGCTTGTTTAAGACCGCTGGTAGCAAGAGCAGCACAGATAAGTGGGCGCTAGACGTTCAAAAGAACTGGGGCCATGCAGGTATACCGTTCGTACAGTACGTTATAAACAATTTGGACGAGGTTAAAAAGCTATTAAGTGCCGTACAGAAGCGTATAGATAAACGTGCCGTACTCACATCTGAAAACCGATTCTGGTCAGCAGGTGCTGCGTGCTCTATCACAGCTTTGATTCTATGTAGGCGTATGGGGTTGTTAAGTTATGACCCAGAGAAGGTATGTGCGTGGATAGTGACTGTACTGAAGCGCAACAAGAACGCGGTTACTGACATGAACGAGTCAGTAGAGCAGATACTCAACGATTACATGGCTGAACACTGGAATAACGTACTGTGGATCAAGAGCACGGATGACCGGCGTAAACAGAACGGCAACGGTATTGACTCGTTGATAATACCTGACGCAGTGCCCAAGGGTAAGTTTGTAGCTAGATACGAGACTGATGTGAAGAAGGCATACTTGTTACCTAAACCTTTGAAGGAGTGGTGTGGTAAGCAGCAGATAAACTTTTCATCTTTCTACGACGACCTAAGTAAGAAGCTAGGCGCTAAGAAGTCTAAGATACGTTTGAGCAAGGGTACGCACATGGACTTGCCCCCTACCGATGTAATCGTAGTTGGGTTTACCGTAGAAGAAGTACAAGAAGGGGTAGAGTTTGATATGGAGAGTGCGGACGATGAGTAAGAATTTTTTAGCAGCAATACGCGCCCAGAACAAAGCATTGGAGATGGGTAAAGAACGCGGTAAACGTGCGTACGCAGATGAGCCGAACATAACGCCAATACCCCGTGAAGAACACGGTAAGTTCAGACGCAACCTAACGCCAGAAGAAATTATGCTGGTGTTAAACGCGCAGGGGGAAGGTATACCAAGAGCTAAGATAGCCCAGCAAACAGGTATGAAACCCGCTGCGGTGTACAACATATCGCGCAGGTACGAGTTAACTCGCGTTGGTGGGTACAGGGTCTTAGGTAAAGGTGGTTAAGAAAGGCACTGTAAGCAGGGGGGTTATCAAGCACGATGACCTTAACCCAGACGGTGTTCGCGTAGTAGTAAACTGGGAAGCTATGGTGGTAGGGGCATCTGTGTTCGTACCCTGCATCAATACCGTACTAGCCACTAAAGAACTTAAACGTATAGTAGGTTCCAAGGGCTGGGAATCAGAGACTCAAGTACGTATAGAGGACAATAAACTAGGCGTGCGTCTGTGGAGAACTCTGTGATAGCATTATCGGGCAGTGCAACGCTGCTGGTTCTCCATAACCGGCCCACCCTTCGGGGTGGGTTTTAATCGTTCATAAACCAAGGTTCCTCTTCAAGCCTTCTCTCGGTCTCTCGTGCGTAAGCTCTTAAAGCAGGGCTTAGTGTTACGCCGTTATACATAGTTACAGAAGTCTTGGCGTGCATCTTCAGAGACCGATTGATAGAGTCGGGCGTGATTACTGCCTCTTTACCTTTACTAGAGTGTCTTTGATTGTGTGCCATGATCTCTTCCATTATATCAGACGGGTTTTCTCCCATACGTATAGCGGTGTATAGCTGCTTTAATAACCTAGATTTGTTCTTAGATACTGTGGTGTCTATCTTCTTCAGGTCTTGGTTACGCTCTTGTGCGTTTGAGTACTTGGCAGGAGCATACCCAAAGAACTTAGCGGTTAACTCCCCAGCGTTCATA